CGAACATGGCTGATTCGGCTGGGGCTGGTCGGCGAGGAGTTCGCCACCGCCAGAACGTTCCTTACCAGAAACTTGGACGGCGATGCCGCCTTCCGGTTCGGCAGATAAAGGGACAGCCTTTTGCTACCAGCTACACCAGACCGCTTCGGCGGTCTTATGGTGGTGAAAGGGTATCCCTTTCAGAAAGGATTTGATTGCATGAAAAAGTTTTACCTTGCCTACGGCAGCAATCTGAACGTGAAACAGATGCAGTTCCGTTGCCCGGATGCCAGAATTGTGGGGATTGCGGAGATCCCAAATTACCAGCTGCTGTTCAAAGGCAGCAAGACCGGCTCCTATCTGACCATCGAACCCAAGCAGGGCTGTACCGTTCCGGCGGCAGTGTGGTCGGTGTCGGAACGAGATGAACTTGCCCTTGACCGTTATGAGGGGTATCCCCATTTCTACTACAAAACGGAACTGGAACTTCCTCTTGCAGAAACTGGGAAAAAGCTGACCGCCTTTGTGTACATCATGCACGAGGAACGGAAACTGGGCATCCCCACTTCTGCCTACATCCGCACCTGTGTGGATGGATACCGCCAGTTCGGCTTTGACTTGAAACACCTGCGGAAAGCCGTGGACATCAGCGAACGGGAGGTGTACCACCATGAAAACGGATAAGCCAGTTTCGGCAGTCTGCCCACTTTGCGGAAAACCCTACTCCGGTGTTCCGGCACTTTCCAGAACGGACAACCAAACGCCCATTTGCCCGGACTGCGGCATTCGGCAGGCACTGGAAAGCATCGGTGTTTCCACGGAGGAACGGGAGAAAATCCTGTCTGTAATGCACCGAAAGTTCCCCATGTAACCGCCCTGTTTGCCCTGTGTGGGCTTTCAGAGCACTTGCCGAGAAACTGCCCAAAGTCAAGACCAGCCCCGCACAGTTCGCCTGTGTGGGGCTGGTCTTGAAGTTGTAAATTCCACAAGCCGGAGCCGAAAGGCTCTGGCGGTCGTACCAAACATGGCAAACAGGTCACATCTGCACGCCATGACCATGATTTTCAAAGACTTGCTTCGGCAGGCCTTTTTTGTTGTGAGGTGAGAGAATGCGAAAACTGAAAGGCTATAAACCCACAAAATTTATGGCGGAAGATTCGCATTATAATAAAAAAGCGGCAGATTATGCCGTGAATTTTATCGAATGCCTGTGTCATACAAAAGGTACATGGGCAGGAAAAAAGTTTGAACTGATTGATTGGCAAGAACGGATCATACGAGATATATTTGGTGTGCTGAAACCGAATGGCTATCGTCAGTTTAACACAGCTTACGTAGAAATCCCGAAAAAGCAAGGCAAATCAGAACTCGCTGCAGCGGTTGCTCTGCTGCTTACTTGCGGTGATGGCGAAGAACGTGCCGAAGTTTACGGCTGTGCTGCCGACCGCCAACAGGCTGCCATTGTATTTGATGTAGCAGCGGATATGGTGCGAATGTGCCCTGCCCTTTCCAAACGAGTGAAGATCCTGACCTCACAAAAGCGTATCGTGTACATCCCGACCAACAGCTTCTATCAAGTGCTATCCGCCGAAGCCTATTCCAAGCATGGTTTCAACATTCACGGAGTGGTATTTGATGAACTGCATACGCAGCCGAACCGAAAGCTGTTTGATGTTATGACCAAAGGTTCCGGTGATGCGAGAATGCAGCCTTTGTATTTTCTCATCACCACGGCTGGGACGGACACGCATTCTATTTGTTATGAAACGCATCAAAAGGCAAAAGATATTTTGGAGGGCAGAAAAATCGATCCAACATTCTATCCTGTGATTTACGGTGCAGATGAATCTGAAGACTGGACTTCTCCAGAAGTCTGGAAAAAAGCAAATCCCTCTCTTGGCATTACTGTCGGAATGGATAAGGTTGAAGCTGCTTGCAATTCTGCCAGACAAAATCCGGGTGAAGAGAACGCATTCCGACAACTGCGTTTGAATCAGTGGGTAAAACAGTCTGTTCGATGGATGCCAATGGAAAAATGGGATGCTTGTAATGCTCCTGTAATTCCAGAATTCCTTCGTGGAAGAATCTGCTACGGTGGACTTGACCTTTCCAGTACTACAGATATTACGGCTTTTGTCCTTGTCTTTCCACCTACTGAGGATGATGAGATATATTCTGTTTTGCCTTACTTCTGGCTCCCTGAAGAAACTCTGCCACTCAGAGTAAGACGTGACCATGTTCCATATGATGTGTGGGAACGGCAGGGTTACCTGAAAACCACTGAGGGAAATGTGGTTCACTATGGTTTTATCGAAAATTTCATCGAGGAATTGGGGCAGAAATTCCATATCAAAGAAATTGCTTTTGACCGTTGGGGTGCGGTGCAGATGTCGCAGAATCTGGAGGGACTTGGATTCACGATGGTTCAGTTCGGTCAGGGTTACAAAGATATGTCACCACCGACCAAGGAATTGATGAAACTGACTCTGGAACAGACCCTTGCCCACAGCGGACACCCCGTTCTTCGGTGGATGATGGATAACATTTTCATCAGGCGTGACCCTGCCGGAAATATCAAGCCGGATAAAGAAAAATCCACAGAGAAAATTGACGGTGCTGTCGCCATGATCATGGCTCTTGACCGGGCAATTCGCTGTGGATGTACTGGGGATGGAACAAGTGTTTATGACGAAAGAGATATGTTGATTTTGTAAGGAGTGAGGAATTATGCGTATTTTGAGAGGATTTTTTCGGGGACGAGATCACCCGAAAAACAGCTACGACAGTCCCAGCTACAGTTACTTCTTCGGACGTTCCAACAGTGGTAAGCGAGTTAATGACCGCACCGCCATGCAGCACACAGTGGTGTATGCCTGCGTGAGAGTTCTGTCGGAGGCGATTGCCCAGCTGCCATTACACGTTTACCAATACACTGACAGCGGAAAAGAGCGAGTGCCGACGCACCCGCTATATTTTTTGCTGCATGACCAGCCGAATCCCGAAATGACATCGTTTGTTTTCCGGGAAACGCTCATGGCGCATCTTCTGATTTACGGCAATGCCTATGCACAGATTATCCGAAACGGCAGAGGTAATGTTTTGGGATTGTATCCGCTGATGCCGGATAAGGTCAGAGTAGACCGTGACCAGCGAAATCGTCTGGTCTACATCTACAGTCGCTAC